TTGCAAGATATAAATGACAGAGAAGTTAATGACCTAGTACAAGCCGCAGACCTAAAATGTACTGTTGCAGCTGACTCTTTGGCTTACACACCTTCAACAAAAGATCGTGTTGTAATAGATAGCAAGGTGCATCAAATCGTCCGTATTAAGACATATCGTAGTGGCGCTAGTGTTTTATCCTTTGAGCTTTATTTAAGAACATGATGATTATTCCCCCAGAAAGAATAGGTGGACACATGGAGTTCCAAATAAACCAACTTCTTAGGGCTGTTGTTCTAGAGGCAGATTCAAGGGCAAAATTAGGTAGCCCGGTTGATACTGGTAGATTTCGTTCTGATTGGCAGATAGGAGAGAACGCCCCAGACGGCAAACCAAATATAGACGGAAGTTTTCCAAAAGGTATTAGACCTCCCAGAGGTTCTAATTATCCCGCTGGCTTTGCTGAAAAGATTGGGAATGTTTATCACATACACAACAATTTACCGTACGCTGAGGCGCTTTCTGGGACAGGTCAGGGCGTACCCGCTTCATGGAAGGCTATCGGAAGAACAGGAAGTGACCAACAATCTGGGCCATGGGTGGATAAGATCGCAAAAGAACTTGAGGATTGGTCGGTTCAGGAGTATCAAAAAATATTGAGGAGAACATAATGGCTGCAATAGATTTAAATACAGTTAGGAGTGTGATCGAAGGCAGATTGAACACAGAACTTGCAAGTAGTCCCGCCGTCCCGGTAGTTTTTTACAACCAAAGTTACACGCCTACCCCCGGAGATTCCTTTGTGCAATGTCTGTTTAGTTTTGGAGAGGGAGAATATCTAAGTCTTGGTGGTACTAGCGATAGCAGTAACAAGGTTGTGGGTGCTGTTACAATCAATATATTTACTGGACAAAGCGTTGGCGCGGGAGCTAATTATGTAATTGGAAAACGTATCCGCGACTTGTACAATCGACAGGTCGTTTCGGGTGTGGTCTTTGACCCTGTTAATGGCCCTACCCCAGTTGCAAACCCAGAGCCAGAAGGTTTCTTTCAAACACAACTTAGAATGACCTTTGAAGCATACGAGGACTTATGACCGAAATTACAGAAGAAATGCTTGACATTATCGAAAAGGTAAAAGGCAAGCGCAACCCAGCACTATGGGACCCCCGCTGTGAATCATATCAGCGATCACAGCAAAAAACGAAAACAGCTACTGT